GCGAAGGCGGGCGGCGGCACGATCAAGTGGAAGGGCCGCGTGCTGGAGGTCAAGCAGGCGAAGGGCATCCGATGGAAGCCCGAGAAGATCACGGAGAGGTCGAAATGGCCCTAGCAGGGGTGTTAGTTAGTGGGTTATATGTGCTATTTGTATCTTCATAATCTTAAATAACACATATAACACACATAATAATGTACTCGTGCGCGCGCGCGTGTGAGGTAGTAGGGAGTTAGTAATAGTGGCAAAGAAATTGTTCTACCCAGCCAACCTCGTGCGGGTTGTGCGTGTGACGCACGGCAAGGGCCGCAGCGAGGACATCGCGCTCGATCCGTGCGAACCCTTTGGGCGCGTGTTCAAGCGGCTCAGGGCGCAGCACGCGAAGGCCAGCATTAAACCCATCGAACTTGCTAACGGGCAGCGTTTGGAGTAGTAGAGCCGCCATGACGATCAGGCGGGCCTTTGTGCAGGTGGCGAGTTCGACGGACGGGCGCGACCGCTGGCTGGTCGGCTGGAACAATACGATCCGCTGGGCGTGGTCGGCCCCGAAGTGGATGAGCCTGCGGACGTGGTTGTGGAAGCGCGGCCCGCAGGCCAACGAGAAGCGAGGAGGTTGCTGATGCCATCGAAGTCACCCGCGCAGGCGAAGCTCATGCGAGCGGTTGCGCACGGCTGGAAGAAGCCGGGCGGCGGACCCTCGCAGGCCGTTGCGAAGGAGTTCGTGAGCGCGGATCAACGCAAGGCGCGGATCGCTGCGCTCAGGCGCAGGGGTTAACTCAGAAATGTCAACAGCGTCAACGAAAAAGCCTGCGAAAAAGCGGGGCCGACCTGTCGGGTACAAGATGCCCGCTCGCAGCATCGAGCGCATTCGCAACAGCATCAACGCGAAGCTCGCCATCGACACGCTGCACGCGCTCTGCGAAAACGGCGGGCAGCACGACAACGTGCGAGCGACCGCAGCGCTCGGGCTGCTGCAATTCGTCGTGCCGAAGCTGTCGGCAACGGACCTCACGAGCGGCGGCGAGCAGATCGTCGTCGAGCGCACTGCGTTTAAACAACCAACGGAGAAGTCGAAGTGAGCAAGCGCACGAAGCAGCCCAAGCCATCGGTCGTGCATGACGAGCCTGTCTCGAACGCCATCGAGGTCATCGAGGACGAGACCGTCGAGGACATCGTGCTTGAGACAACCGACAACACGAAGCGGCACAAGGTTGGTTGCACCTACGCTCGATACCCGTTTGTCTGCAACTGCTGACGATGAGCGCCCGCCGCGTCAAGGTCCCGACGATCACGCCGCGCGACTACCAGTTGCCGGTGTTCGAGTATTGGGACGAAGGAGGCGAGCGAGCGGTCGAGGTCTGGGCGCGACGCATGGGCAAGGATCTGTGCTACATGAACGTCGCCTGCATGAAATCGTTCGAGCGCAAAGGGCTGTACGTTCACTTCCTCCCTGAGTTCGCGCACGCACGCCGCACCATCTGGGATGGCATGAGCAACGAGGGCGAGCGCCTGATCGACCTCGCCTTCCCGAAGGAACTGCGCGAGTCGATCAACGAGCAGGAAATGCGCATCGTGCTGAAGAACGGCAGCGCGTGGCAGCTTGGCGGCTCGGACCAGTACGACCGATGGGTCGGCTCGAACCCGGTCGGGCTCGTGTACAGCGAGTTCGCGCTCGCGCACCCGAAGGGCTGGGAACTGATGCGCCCGATCCTGAAGGTGAATGGCGGCTGGGCTGCGTTCATCTCGACGCCTCGCGGCTACAACCATCTGCATTCGATGCTCCAGCTTGCCAAGCAGACGCCGAGCTGGCGCTGGAGCGTCATCGATGCGATCACGGCGGGCGTGATGACGCAGGCCGACATCGACCAAGAGGTCGCCGAGGGGATGCCCGAGGAGCTTGCCCGGCAGGAATACCTCGTGGACTTCGCTGCGGCGAACGTGGGCGCGATCCTCGGGCGCTACATCGAGGCAGCCGACCGCGAAGGCAGGCTGCGCGAGATGGTCTGGGACGCGCTGGGCGAGCGCATCGACATCAGCGCCGACATCGGCTTCCGCGACACCGCAGCGTTCTGGTTCTGGCAGCCGTGGGCCGACGGCTTCGGCATCGTGGACTACGACGAGGACAACGGGCTCGACGCCGAGCAGTGGATCGAGCGCCTGTCCACGAAGCCGTGGAAGTACGGCACGATCTACCTGCCGCACGACGCACGCGCCAAGACGTTCGCGACGCGGCACTCGGTCATCGAGCAGTTCCTCGAAGCGAAGAAGTCGGGGCAGTTGGATGCCGAGCGCATCGTCATCGTGCCGCAGGTCCGTGTGCAAGACCGTGTAAACGCTGCGCGGTCGGTGCTGCCTCGCTGCGTGTTCGACCACGCGGGCTGCGCTCAGGGCTTGCTCTCGCTGCGCGACTGGTCCTATGCGTGGGACGACGACCGGCGCACCTACTCGAAGGAGCCGTTCCACAACTGGTCCTCGCACGGCGCGGACGCTTTCACCTACGGCGCACTCATGCTGCGCGAACGCTCGAAGGCGAAGCCTGCCGAGAAGCCGAAGCCCGCAGCGGCGATGCAGAACTTCACACTCGATCAGCTTTTCGTGGACCGTGAGCGGTTCGGTCCTAACCGGAGAATCGGATGAGCAACGCGATCCAGTCCGCGAAGGACTTCGAGCAGACGCCGCAGGGCTGGCAGCGCCGCTGGCTGACCGAACTGTCTGCGGCGAAGAAGGCCGCGAAGAAGTGGCAGGAGTCGGGCAAGCGCATCACGAAGGTCTACCTCGATGAGCGCAGCGACGACCCCTACATGCGCTCGACGCGGCTCAACATCTTCAGCGCGAACATCAACACGCTGCGGGCGATGATGTTCGGCAACGTGCCGCGCGTCGAAGTCTCGCGCCGCTACGAGGACGCGAACGACGACGTGGCCCGCGTCGCTGCCGAGATGGTCGAGCGCATTGCGAACGCCGACGTGGGCAAGCAGTTCAGCTACGCCATCGGCGGGGCGCTCGACGACCGCCTGCTCATCGGGCTCGGCTGCGCTCGCGTCGCCTACGAGGCGAGCTTCGAGACGATCCAAGAGCCGCCCTTCATGTCCGACGACGGGCAGACCGAGCTTGCACCGGGCTACGAGACTGAGCGCAAGACGCACGAGGCCGCGCCCGTCTACTACGTCAACTGGCGCGACGTGCTGTGGAGCCCGGCGCGGACGTGGGACGAGGTGCGCTGGATCGGCTTCCGCAACTACCTCACCCGCGACCAGTGCATCGAGCGCTTCGGCGAGACCATCGGTGAGAACGTCCCGCTCGGCACCACGAAGCGCACGTTCCTCAAGGGCGGGATCGAGGACGACCCGTGGCAGAAGGCCGAGGTCTGGGAAATCTGGTGCCTCGAACATCGCACGGTCTACTGGATCTGCGAGGGCATGGATGTCATCTGCGACGCGAAGGAGGACCCGCTCGGGCTGAAGGAGTTCTTCCCCTGCCCGCAGTTCATGATCGCGAACGCCACTAGCCAGCAGTACGCGCCGCGTGCCGATTACATCCTCGCGCAGGACCAGTATGACGAACTCAATCAGGTGACGACCCGCATCACCATGCTGGAGAAGGCGATCAAGGTCGTCGGCGTCTACGACAAGAGCGCCGACGGCGTGCAGCGGATGCTTACCGAGTTGTGCGACAACGAACTCGTGCCCGTGGACAACTGGGCGATGTTCGCCGAGAAGGGCGGCATCAAGGGGCAGGTGGACTGGCTGCCCATCGAGGAGGTTGCGAAGGCGCTCCAGATCCTCCGCGACTACCGCACCGAACTCGTGAACCTGCTGTATCAGGTCACGGGCATGAGCGACATCCTGCGCGGTTCGACGGTGCAGGGCGAGACGGCGACGGCGCAGAGCATCAAGGCGAAGTTCGCCTCGACGCGCGTGCAGGCGCAGCAGGACGACTTCGCACGCTTCGCCACTGACCTGCAACGGCTGCGCATCGAGGTCATCGCACTGCACTTCGACGATGCCACCATCGTCGAGCAGTCGAACATGGAGCAGACGCCGGATGCCCCGTACATCCCGCAGGCGCTCCAGATGCTCCGCGAACTCGACGCCTTCCGCGTGTCGATCAAGTCCGAGACGCTGGCGGCGCAGGACATGGCGGCGCTGCGGCAGGAGAAGTCCGAGTTCATTCAAGGGCTTTCTGCGTTCCTCACCGCAGCGCAACCGCTGGTCGAGAAGTACCCCGGCGCGGCACCGACACTGCTGGAGATGCTGAAATGGGCGATGACCGGCTTCAAGGGTGCATCGAGCATCGAGGGCGTCCTCGACAAGGCGATTGCCAACCTCCAGCAGAACCCGCCTCCGCCGCAGCCCGATCCTGCCGAGGCGAAGATGAAGGCCGCGCAGGCGACGCAGCAGATGAAGCTGCAAGGCGACCAGCAGCGCGAGCAGATGAAGTCCGTTGCGAAGGGGCAGGAGATTCAGATGCAGACTCGGGCCGACCTCGTGCGCATCAACGCCGAGACGCAGGCCGAACTGAAGAAGCAGCAGGCGCAGTTTGCGTTCGACACCCGCGAGGCGCAGCGTGCTGCGGCACAGGAGGCTGTGCAGAACGTCACGCAGATGCGGAGGCCGCAGCAGTGACGCGCTCGACGTGGCACTACGACGACAAGCTCGGCAAGCTCGTGCCCGGCCCCGGTCCTCGCCGCGTCGATGGCAGCGGCGACGGCTGGCGCTTCAGTGACCGTCTCTACAGCGGCAAGCCGTTCAAGGCGCACGACGGCACCGTCATCGACTCGAAGCGCAAGCACCGCGAGTACATGAAGCGGCACAACCTGACGACGATGGACGACTACAGCAAGACGTGGCGCGAGGCTGAGCAGCGCCGCGAGGAAGTGTTCACTGGCAAGCATGACCGCGAGGCGCGACGTGCGCAGGTCGCCCGCGCAATGGAGAAGGCCCGTGGCTAACGAGTTCATGACGGCAACCCCGGAAGAACGCAAGGCGTCCTCGAAGGCGCTGCAAAACGCCCTGCGCTTCGGGCGCGGGCTGCCCGAGGCGGCGCTCACGATGGCGACCTCGCTGCCCGCAATGGCAGGCGCGGGGCTCGGTGCCATCGCAGGCGT